GGTCTGAACTAACGGGTGCAGAGGCTTGTGCTTCACTTGGCGCAGATTTCTTTATTGATTTGTTCTTTGCAGCAATTTCTTTTAGCAAAGATTCAACATCTTTAGCGGCACGTTGATCACCTGAACTTGCTTTTTTTTGCGCTTTACTTAATTCATCTTGCAAAATAACCATAGCATCTAAATCACGTTTAGATTGTGATGGTGATGCAGATGGTTTAGCGGCTGGCGCTTCTGTTTTGCCACCAGCTAAAAATTGCTCTAATACATCAGCCATTACAAACTCCCAGATTCAGACAGTTTTTTAATGTTTTGATATTTGGTCAAAAATTCTTTGTATTGGCTTGCGTCAGGAAATAAACGATTTAGTTCTGTTTTTTGCTTTGCAGGGTCTGATATAAAACGCACAATGTTCATTGCTTCAAAAACTTTGCTGTCAGCGTTAGCGTTCCATGCTTGCTGATAAGCCTTCATGTTGTTGTCGCCAAATCGTTGTGCAAATTGCTGTGCGCCTTTTGCTTGCAAATCAAGATTAGTCTGGTCAGATTGCACCCTACGGGCAATTTCTACCAACTTTTCAGGCGGCATTTTTATTGTTCCATTTGCCACTTGTTGCATATCCAAACCCGACACCGTATTGCCTGCGCCACCCATAGCGGAAGCATTTGACAATGCCAATTTTGCAAGGTCTTTAGCCAAAATATCATAGTCTGCGCTATTGATAGCCATGCGGATTTTTCGTCCAACTTGACCAATAATGCCGCCACCTTTTTCAATATCGTAAAGGTTTTCGTTTAAGACATTGGCTTGTTTGATTACCTCTTCAACGTTTCTTCGACCAGTTGGCAAATCACCCTGTGCGTTTACCAATCTGGTTCTATATTCTTGACCCGATGCTTGATCTTTGACTTCAGTAGGTTCAGCCATATAAGGCTGATCTGCTCTGCGAACAGGATAAGGCACACGCATACCTGGCGCTACTTCTGCACCCGCACCAACTGGTGCGCCGCCTGAAACTGCGCTTGAAACTGGTGCGCCGCCTTGCATACCACCCGCAACACCAAATGCAGCTGAAGGGGCAGTTGCGCCGATTCCAGGCGTAGTCGTAACAGTTCTGCCACTTTCAGTTGTTGAAATTGTTGGCGTCAATTGTGACTGTTGTTGCGTTGGGGTCAACATCGACTGCCCTGCTTTTATTAATGAATCAGCAACATTTGCACCTGGTTGCATACCACTAAAAATTGGCACATAAGATTTTTCAATCAAATTTTTCAAATCCAAATTGTCAGGATTTTGGTCTGACAACATACGCAATTCTTTGATTGCAACTTGTGGATCATTTACACCAGCCCGACCCAGTAAACCTAATGTTGACCCAATCAATTCACGTTGATCTTTGGTAAGGTTTTGTCTGGCTTTGAGCGCCTCAGTTTGAGCGGTGCTTAGCGTAGTAATTTTGCTGACGTAATCAGGGCCAGTCAACGGGGCAATTTTAGGAACTTGGGCATTTATTTTGTTTATATCAATGCGCCCATCAGTTTGAAAATTGTTTGGGTCAGAAAAAAACGTCTGCATATTTTGACGTTCAATATTTTTCTGTTCTTCAACACTTAAAGCAATCTCACCCGTTCTAGTGGTTTGTTGTTGTTGCTGAAACGCCAAGGGGTTAATTTTTGAAGCCTGCTCAACAGCTTGCTGTTTTTGCTGAAGTTCTAATGGATTGATTTGTTGAGCCTGTTGGTACTGCTGAGCACCTCGGGCAATGTTTATCATGTCCCCAAGGGACGCACCCTGAACGGGTCGAACTTCAGTGCCAATTGGTTTGAAATTAAAATCTGCCATTTTTTTATCCCACTTGAATGGGTGACGAAGGCGTGAAATATGGATTTGTTGTCAAGGCTTCGTTTGACAACCCACCGCCAGACGGTCTGATTAAACTAGCCAAGGTTGCAGCATTGCCAATTTGACCATATCCACCCGCCATCGCATTAGCCGCACCGATCTGACCCGCACCCAAAGCAGAAGCGCCGCCGATGCCAAGCTGACCAATGTTGGAAGCAATTCCTCCGGATTGTTCTTGGCTCTTTTGACCGATACCCGCAATGTTTGCCAGAGTGTTGTAGATGCCTGTTCGCTGTTGTAGGTATTGAGGCAAGCCCACATTGGTAGCGTAATCCGTTGCAAATTTGGTTCTTGCCATATTTACATTAGAACCACCGCCACCGACATTCATCATTTGACCCGCCGCGCCCGTGCCTTGATTCAGGCCAAACTCAAAGCCTGGCATTCGGCGCAAATCTTCCGCTGTTACTTCTTTCGTAAAATAAGGCAGCATCTCTTGGATTTTGGTTAATCCAAGTTGGCCCGATTCACGGTAAGGTGCTAAATCAGCGTATTGCTTTTCCTGAAGCGCAGCAGCCCTAGCAGCTGCATCAGCTTGCATCTGTGCGCCACGCTCAGCCGCGCCAGCTTGTTGACTAGCCCCCATAAATCCAAGGAGGGCGCTGCCTCCCATTGCCCAAGCAATTGGCATATTATTTCCTTTCGATCAAAACTTGATCAACTTTTTCGGGGTCTGTCTCATCAGTTGCATGGATACAAAACCACACAGTGTCTTCAAGAGCCTCGATCATGTGATGTATACCCGCTTTGATCTCTACGCAAGCGGGGGCTGTGTATTCGCAATTGTAATCATCTGTAGTCACTTTGACACGCCCTTTAGCCAACATACTCAGGTGACTAAAAGAGTGGGCATGAGTGCCAACAGTAAACCCTTTGGGGATGTGCATTTCCTTGGCATAAAGGCCATCAGAAAAGTGATGGACAGTGCCTAAATCACATTCAAATTGCCCCGCCATTTGGTTATGCAAATCAGATAAATTCATCCCGCCACCCATGTTGTACCGTTGTCAAAAACAGGGCAAACAACTGCCCCACCTCCAACAACTGCCGATAAAAATACAGGGGCCAGCGCATTCGTAACCCACGCCCTTCGTCCTTGCGTTCCCGCTACGGGTAAGGTCGCCACCGTATAAGCCACGCCCGTACCCGTTCCACCATTTGCTACAGGAAGAATCCCTGAAACATGAGTTGTCAGGCCAATCTTGCCCCAAGCTGGCGCAGTGCTAACACCGCCTGAAATTAAAGCATTACCCGTAGCGACATCAGGCAACTTATCTAAAGTCGTTGTGGTGTTTGCATAAAGCAAATCTCCCACCGCATAAGACGAAAACCCCGTCCCTCCATTGACCGCAATTAACGTCCCTGCCAAAGAAACTACACCAGTTGCCGCAGTGCTTGGGGTCAACCCTGTTGTTCCCGCAGAAAAACTTAGAACACCTGTATTGGCAACGCTGATTGTTCCTGAACCATTTGTGACCGATATACCCGCACCCGCACCCAAAGTGTTAAGGGTATACCCCGTGCCGTTACCTATCAGTAACTGACCGTTTGTTGGGATGGTTGTAAGGCCAGTACCACCAGATGTAACAGCTAAACCATTACCCAAATTAATAGTCATAACCGATGGATTCATCAGCCATTGCAGCCACGCCTGAGATGGACGGCCCGTGTTCTCATCCAAAAATGCTGAATACGGGATGTTGATGTTGGCATTTGGTAGTGCCGTAGCCATCAGTTATCCCCTGCGCTTGCTTTTAGATTTGCAGACACGATAACCGCTTTAATTGGGTCGGTGAGCACCACCTCAAAGATTCTGTCCCTTGACCATCCCAATCGCCGCCAGATGGCCCTGTTCAGGTATTGACCAATCTTTCCTATAGTCACCCAATGCTCGTTTGACCAAGTAGAGCCGCCATCGTTTGACCACCGCAACATGGCTTGGGGGTCATCGCCTTGACCAGTGTTTAGGCCAACGCCAGGTTGAAATTGGATTTGGAATTCCTCAAAATACTGTCTTTGCAAATCAGTAGTCAAATGCTTAGCTCTACGCAAACGCCTGATGGTTGCACCATCGTCGGTGTAAACTTCGTTTTCAAGGCTGTAGAGCTTGCCGTTTTCGTAGTCACCCACTATATACATATTGTTAAAAAAAGCACCGCAGTTTGAACGATGGCGCTTGTAAACAGCGTTATCTGCATCCCAATAAAGCCATTTATGCCATGACTTTGTGGAAAGGTCATAAACCCAAGTCAGGCCGTACTCGTCCACCGATGGAAATGTAACGACATACATTTCATGGCCTTCAATCTGGTAGCTGTATGCAATTGCATCGCCCGTGTATTGATCGATAAGAGACTGCTCAACTGCATGGGTAGAAATCCGCACCCAACTGTATCCCTGCATCATTTCAATCGTGCCATCACCCCGATTGTCTCTTGCAACGCAAACAAAACTGTCGCCGAGCCGCGCAATAGAAAATGGTGCACCAAGACCGCTTTGGGAAGATGTGCCAGGCACTCTTTGAAAAGGAAAGGTTGTAATGCCAGAAATAACATTTCCAACATCCGTCCAGACTTCGGTGGTAGTCTCGCCCAACAAATAAACTTGCCGATTGTTTACAATCATGCTGACCAAAAGGTCACTGTAGCCATCAGCAGTGCCGTAGAGCGCCAAAGATGATGAAGCTAACCCTAAGTCAGTACAAGCCCAATTTTGCGTCCCTGGCTCGTTATACAGAAAATAATTGTCAACTTGTTCCGTAACGCTCGCACCTTGCCAAGGGCCATCAGTGCTTAATAATGTTGCAAATGTATTTGTTGCGGCAATCCAAGTGTACCGATTTGCACCGTCAACAATGTAAGCAGTCAATCCGTTATTCGTTGTGATGTTGTCGCTTATTGATACCTGTCCCGCAACGCTTGACAATGTGCCGATCAGCGTTGCCACCATGCCAGTAGTGACTGAGTACACACTTGAACCCGACACCGCAATCAGAATCATTCCACCTGACATTGTGTGAAGTCCACGAACTTCAGCAGCTGCGAGTTGTGTTTTCAGCAATAACCCAGGGGTCGAATACAGCGCCACAATCCCCCGTTCACCAGCTTGCTTAGTAGGATCAATTTCAGCAAAGAAATTAATGCACTCCTGATCGTTTTGATAGATCGATGGGGTGGTGTAGGATGTGCCGACAAAGCCAAAGTCTGCCATTACCTGAAGCCCCCGTCCATAATAAACCCTGCATCCCTTGCCCGACCCGTCATTAAGCTGTCAGGGTATCTTGCAATCTGCGGAGGCTTCATGTTGGTACGCTTGATTGTGGCCTTGCCTTGGGCGGCATAAGCGTTAATCATGCCGATCTGAATTTGATTGACTTTGCCAAACATCGGTAAGAGTCGTTCAGCCAAGCACCACCGCAAAGCCATGTTATAGCCTTGTGGTAGTTGAATGGTGTCGTTCAGGCTATTGAATTCTCTAAAGATTGTCTGCGTGAATAAATGCAGCTCACCCTGAGAAGGGTTAGGGTAAACGTAAACCGTTCCCAACAGTTCTGAGGGCTGGTAATAGATTCCTTTTGCCCACGGGCCATTCAATTGCTTAATGCCAATCGATTCGTATTCTTCAAGGCTAAAAATTGTCAAAGGATAGTCTAAATAACCACCCGCAATGCTTGAGCCGCCTTGCATGGTCGCCACACGAACAAAGCCTGACTCAATCGTCAGGGGTCGCTCATAGTAGGCCGTAATCGTTGTGCTAGAAGCCGTTTGGCTTGGGGATACAGTGTACGTGCCGCCCTCGTTAACGTTGCCACCAGCGCCCGTTATAAAGGCCACAATGCGGGTTCCCGCCGTGATGCCTGTGCCGCTTAAAGTCATTCCAATGTTGATGCCACCCGCAGTCACGCCATTAGCGGGGACTGTGAGAATAGTTCCCGCAATTGAGCCTGTAAAGGTAGCGCCCATCTGACCGCTTGGGCCAATGGTGTACTGAACTTGATTTTGAGTGGTTTGAAAGATGATCTCTGATCGGTAGAAGACCATCATGTTTTCATTTGACCACTGAGCGCACATATCGTTCAGCATATCAAGCGCATCTTGCGCTTCATCAGCCGTTGGCACTTCACCAGCGGCTACAGCGCCAATGTCCTTCATGGCTCTGGTGATAATGTCAATCGGCTGTGTCATTTATTTTCCCTACTTTGTAAGCGAAATTAGGCATCACATTTGATGGGTCAAAACTGTTAATTAGGTACATCAGCCGCAGTGCGACTAATTTCAACAAGTTTGCTACCTGACCACACAAACGTAACCGTGCGGCTGTTAGTATCTGCTGGAATTGGAAATGCGCCACCTGAAAGACTCCAGTAGGTTGCACCGCCAGCCAGTGTGATAGCTGGAATTACACCGCCAGAAGTGTTTCTGACTTGAACAGATAAAACTTGACCGCGCACAAAATAACTATCACCACCAATGCCGGGGTGTTCAAATGACAAAGTAAAACCAGCAGTGTTTGTCACATCAACTCTAAAGACTGTGTGTCCAGTGCCAACTCCACGATCACCAAGTATTACAACTGATGCACCGTAAGTCATTTGAATCATGCCAGACGTTGTTGCGCTATCGTTAACAATTCCGTCAGTGTTTGCCGTACCAATATTATTAACTTGTGAATACACCCTTGATGTTGCGTCAGCATTAAAGAACGGGCCAGCACAAGCCAAGAGGTGATTTCCTGAAAATTGAGTTACAACGCTGTTTACCAAATCTGCGGCAGCAGTTGGAGCGCCACCTCCTTGGTACTGATTGCCCCAAAAATTAGCGTTTTTTACGTTTGTTAGACGAAACATTCTGTCGGTTGCTGTGTTAGACGCCAAGTCAAACTCGTTGTCGTAGACGTTAAGCACAGTAATTGTTTCCGACAGCGGGGTGTCTGTTGTGTCCACCAGCGTCAACTGAGCGTTGGCTTGCCCGTTGATCGTGTTGCCCTCAAACGTCAGAATGTCAATGCCTTCATTTTTGACGTAAACAATAGTAATTGCACCAGCAGAATTGCTCTCCATTATGTTGTTGTAGAACAAAACAGGCGTAATACCATTAGCTGTTGCGCCATCAATATTTAAAAATCTAGGTGCTGGATTTACAATTTCGCAGTTTTGCACAACTGAATAACCAAACTCATTGCCATCACAATGAAGAACAGAGCGTGAAAAACGAGTTGCTCCATTACCGTTAACAAAAGAGCAATTGTCTAGCACCATGTGCATTGCGCTGGTTAACAAAAACGCATCTGTTGCGGTGGTAAAGTTTTCAAACGCAATATTAAAAAACCTAAAATATGTGTACTGTATGTCAAAGATAGCAGCAGCACCACCATGCCAACGGATCGTGACAGCGGGGCGATCAGAGCCTTGTTGCGGAGCAGCCGTTTCACCAACAAAAGCAATTCCGCGAGTTGACCCAGACCCAAGCGTTATTGTGCTTTCAATGCGGTAAACCCCTTTGGGAAAATATAAACTGCTTTGAGATGCCGCTTGGCAAGCTGCAATTGCGGCAACAATGGCGGCTGTGTCATTGGTTGTTCCGTTTCCTGTTGCGCCGTAATCAAGAACATTGATTGGCGCACCAAGAATCATGCTGTAAGTTGCTTTTGTGAGTGCCATAACAGTGACCGTTCTTTTTTATTACGTAATTTCTTGTGGAACAGAAGCATCAAACGCATATCTTGTTTTTGGTTCAACAATAACGTGGCCTTGATCGTCAGTCCAATCCGTATCAATCATGTGTTCATCTTGGCGCTCGCCAATGACCATCCAAGACACTTCGTCATTGCACGGTTGCTGAGATTCAAGGGACAAAATATTGCCTGTTACTTTGCCACGAACAGCAATCCAACCTGTTTCGTTGGTAGTAAAGCACTGAACAGTTCGACACAAAACCACAAAAGTGCCAAGCGTCATTTGGGACACTTCGTCAATGTTGACTTGAGCAAGACCATCTTGCAGCTTTACCAAGCCGCGATAGATTAAATCGGCTTTCGGGCCTTCAATAAACGAATGCACCAAATCATGCGTCTGTTTCTTTTCAGGCAGGGGATGTTGGATTCGGAACGAGCCAGAACCTTTTGACAATGCACCTGTAATGGCGACACCACCAAGGAATTCTATATTTAATGTGCCAGTTGGGTTTCTGGCAATGTAATTAGCATTGCCTGGATTTATTAAAGAAAAATCGTAAGACGATCCAGCACGGGCTTGAAATGTTTGTCCTGTGGCGCTGTTAAAATACATTGAAGCATCGCCGGGGCTTGATGTTGAAGCGCCAGATGCACGATATGCGCTAAATCCTGAAACCTGATAGAGACTTCCACCAGTAATTGCTTGCGTTGTAGTCAAAGACAAAGCACTAACCGCACGACCAGCAGTCAAGTTAGCCACTGATACTTGTTTAGTTGTGCTACTTTGTACAATCGGCAATACTTCAGTACCCGCAAGCGGGGTTGTAGAAGCCGGTAGTGCGGAGATTTTTAAATCAGCCATGATCTATCCAATCAGTTAAACATTACTTCAATAAGTGAAGTAAACGGTGGTGCTTGTGAAAACGTTAGCGTTACGCCACTAACCGTGTATGTATTCTTGTTTTGATATACACCATTGATATAAACAAACGTGAAGTTTTCACCTAATGACGCATTGCTTAATGTGAATATTGTTTGCGATCCAGTGCCTGTGAAATTGTCTACTTGATACTCAGCTGCTCCAATTCCGCTTATGTTGTCATAAGTCCCAATCAGAACATTGGCAGATGTAAAGACAGAGAATTTATAAGTGCTTGCCAGAAGCCATATTTCACCGCCTGGCACTCGACCCGCTGAATCTAAAACAATCGGATTGGCATGGGCAATATTTCCCGCAGAGGTTGTGTAACTTGTTTTCGGTGTAGATGTGCCAGCGGCATAAGTGTAGATTTTTCCACCCGCCAAGACTGTGCCATCGTTATTGAAGAATTGTGATGCTGCACCACCAATGGGGGATAAAAAGACAGCCATTTAAATTACTCCAAAACAATTTTGCCGTTGTTTTCTTGCAAAAGCTCGAATCCATCTTCCAGCAAGAGAGTGCCACGTTCATGGGCCGCGCCAAGCGTACACATGAAACGATACGCCCTGATACCAAAACCCCGAATCATATCCCTGTACCCGCAATGATTTCAAAGGCGTTTGCAGTATCCGCTTTCAACCACACATTAGGGGGCAAGGTAAACACTTCAACTGATTCGGGGAACATACCAATCACGTTCGATGATGGGCTTCCCGCAGTGGGGGTTGTGACCGTTCCGACCGACACAGCTGCGCCAGTTGGGTCAGCGGGTTTCCATCTAAAGTACGCTGTGCTTGTTAACAGATTTCGGACGCGATACGAAATAGCATTGACGTTATCTTGTGTCACAATCTGGACATCAGATGTCGTTACAAGAAAGGTCTGCCCTCTGGGGGTAAATGCGTTCACAGTTGACATTTTTAATCCTCAATAGGTTTTTAAATTATAGGGCTATAAAAAGAAAAAGCCACCCCTTTTGAGGGTAGCCTTTTTGATTATTTCAGGCCATTTTAAGGCAAGAAAGTCAGGTCATAGCCGTAGATGAATACGTCTGCTGTAGCCGCCGCGCCTTGGGCTGTAGTGCAACGAATGTAAAGAGGTGTACTGGTAACTGCATCGGTTGATGTCGCCGCAGTCACAACAACTTTAGCTGCTGAAGTGTTGCCCGAAACAGCGTAAGCAGATTTAACCGCTGTGCCTGTTGCGCCTGCGCCTGTGTTCACAGAAATTTGTGCAGTGGTCAAGCTAATGCTTGCATTTGCAACAATAATGCTCTGAACACTGACGTTGCCTGCCACCAAAACGGGGGCAATGGTGTCTCCTACTGCGTTCAGGTTAACGCTTTGAGCAGATGCAATCAAGCGTAAAGCCTGATTGGAAGCCAAGTTACTTGGGTGGTTAGTGACCGTGGTCGCTGCGCCTGGATTAGCCATGATGGATTTCCTTTAAGTTAATTAAGCCGCAACTCGGCAAGCGAGTTCAGGGTAAAGGGGAGCCCAACCATAGAGTACATCAACACGAGTTGGGATGGAATCGTTGTTAATTGTATATTGACGCACGATACGCATGGACAGGCCCAACTCTTTGTCAGAGGCACGACCAGCAAACACGACCCCGTCAGGCAATTCCAAGTCAGCAGTTGCCAAAGTGAAAGCATTTTTGTGCATCACGATGTTCTGTGGCGACACAGTACCTGCTTGGTTAAAAGGAGTCACAACAGCGGTTGCACTTGTGGTTGTAACGGTTACGTTTTGGAACTGACCACCAGTGATGACAGCGGGGCTGACAATAACGGATGTAGTGCCAGCAGTGGCAACGGTCACATCAGCGGTCACGACAAAGTTACGCAGTTTGCCAGAGCCGTAAGCAGAACGGTTTTGGGGGTTAACAGCGAAAATGCCAGCGATCTGGATGATGTCGCCTTGCTTGAGTCCAGCAGTTGCGGTAGTGGCAGTCAATGCAATGGTGGAGGTTTGAGCCCAACCAGTTGCCAAGAAGCCAGTAGCAGTGGTGGTAGCGCAAGCCAATGTCGCAGTGGCGTAAGAACCAAATGTTTGGTTCACAACGTTCTGATCCATTTTCCAGTTCATGCCAGCAGAGTCACGGCCCATCATGCCCTTTTGGTATTGCTTGCCGATCACATCGGAGGGAACAAACAAACCCTTCAGGCTGTCCACAATGGTTGCGCCTGTGAAGGGCTCAACGATACATGAACGGCGACCATCACGGGGTGCGCCTTCAGCATCCAGAAACGCACCAGCAGTCAAGTAGGTGAGCAAAGATGTAGGAGGTGAGCCAGCAGTACCAACAATGTTAGCGGTGCTGTTCTTAGCCATTGTCAGACCATCAAAATCGATCTTGTTGGCTACAGCTGCAACAGCTGGCTTCAACACACGATTAGAGAATTGATCAAGAGACAATGTGAGGTCACTTGTGGTGAACTGCGTGTCAACGTGGAACTGAGTCGACAGGGTAACTGGAACGCTAGTTTCGTTGAAGTCTTCAACGTTCAAAGCAGGCCCAGTAGTACCGATGAAACGACCAGGGCGGCGAACGTTCAAGGTATTACCAATTTTCGCACCACTGACAGCGAACTGATCATCGTAGTTGCGTTCGACTTCAGAGGAGAAAGTCAACTCGTTTTCCAAGACCATCAACGCCTCGTTGGTGATCATGGAGATGGTAAGCAGATTATTGCTCATTTTATTTCCTTAAAAAGAATGGGTTTAGCGGATTCGGCCTGCCAATCTTGCGGCTTTATAGGCTTGGTACGACCCTTCAAATTTACCATCGCTGGTAAGGGGTACGTCCCTGCCGTTTGCCGCCGATCTGATAGGATTAATCGGCGCTGGCGCTTTACTTCTACCAACAGGCTTTGGCTCTGTCTTTTCAAACTGAGCCTCTAATCTCCCAATTGTTCTCAATGCGGTTGATATTGTCATGCCTTGCAGTTTTTCGGCAATTTCGGGATGTTCAGCAAGGTGGTACAGGAGTTGAGGCCCAACATCTGATTCAAAGATTGCATCACGCACTTCGTTGCTAACCACAACGTCCGCTGACCCAACCATATCTTCAAAGTCCGGTATCTCAGATTTCGCAGATTGAACCCGCTTGGCCCAAGTGTTAATTACTTCTTGGCGTTGCGCTTCAGCCTTTGCCTGTTCTACTTTTTGCTTTTCTTCGCCTAATCGTTGATCTACTTTATAGTCCGTCAATGCTTTCGCATATTCGTACATGTCCGTAAACTGCTCCGGTCTTGGTTCTTCGCCAGCTTCAACCTTTTGGGGCTGTGATCTGCCTTCCAGTTCCTTGACCTTGGCTTCTAAAGATTCCCTTTGCTCGCGCTCTTTACGGGCTTCTTCCCGTGCTTCTTCGCGTTGCTTGGTTATCTTCTCAAACCGTATTTCTAACTTGGGATTTCGTTTTTTATCCTCTTGGCTCGCTTCCTCTTCCGCTGCAACTGGCTCACTCTGACGATTCGGCTCTGCAACTGGTGCAGCCTCGATAGGATCAGCTAAACCCATTCTTTTAGCGTTAAATTCGGCTAAATTTTCACTTGTCACCACCGTGGTCGTGACCTTTGGTTGCACTTGTGGTGCTTCCTGAACTTCTGACATAGGTTGCCCTAAGAATTTACCCCATGTACCTCATGGGTAAGGTTTGAGTAATTATTTACCCTAATCCATTGTTTGTCAATTACTGTTGCATAAATGGGTTTTGACCTTGATCAATGTCCATTGCTGCGCTGACTGCATATTGTTGTTGCTCGGCATTAAGTCGGTCAATCTCAGCCAATAATTGATTCGGTGACATTCTTGCCAACAAGATTTTAACCAAGGCATCAATCTCAGTTTTATTCTGGCTTGTAATGCTGCGGGTATTTTGATCATTAACCCTGACCTCTGCCATTGTTTCGGTGTTGTGCGCCCGTGCAGTCACATCCATGAGTTTGCGCTTCATGGCACCATCTTCTTTGATCTGAGCCACTTGCGCCCTGTTATTAATCTCCAGACCAGCGGCTTGCAATTGCTGTTGCAGCTGCTCAATGACCTGTTGCGATTGAGCTAAACGCATTTGAATTTCGGGTGGGATGTCAGATTTTTGGTCAATGTTTGCCATCGGGTTCATGGCGGCAAGGCGGTCTGCAATTACATCAGCGCCAGGGAAGTCCATGTTCCTGAAGACTAGATCACCCGCAACATTAAACAATTCAGGATTGCCCGTCATCAACGGCATCATGCTTTCAACGGCTTGTTGGCGCTTGGTCTGGAAGCCTGGGCCTGTGTCCATAACCACATCGTATTCACCAACGGTGACATCGTTCAGGACTTCGCCGATCTCGTTTTGCTCGTTAATGGTGGTCATGTCGGGCTGACCATCCGTCCCAATAATTCGCATCACCCGCTCGGTGTCGTAAATCTTAGGAATTAAGTCCAAGATGATCTTGCCTGTATGCCTGATTGAACGGGTCAAATTGTCGTAATAATGGAAGTTTGAAAGGTCAACTTGGTTCTGTTGGCCTTGTAACGCCTTGCCAGAAATGTTTCCTGAAGGCAGTTGGTTGGGATCAAGAACACCTAAAACCATCTGCAAGTCAGCGGAAATAGCGCCAGCCGCCTCCATGATGCCTGTTGGTGGTGGCTCTGGCTGTATTCGCGTTGGTATGGGTGCGCCTACGCCTTCAATGTCCTTTTGTTTGTATCTGAGGACAGGCGTTGACTTGATGTTAGCCATTGCCCATTCGTTTTCGTGGCCTTCGTCTTGGCCTTCAGCAAGCAACCACTTAGCCTTGGGAGCCAAGGCGACACTTTCGGTCATGCTGGTGCGCCAGAAGTTATACATCCGCTGCGGGTCTTTAGCGAATCGCACTAAACCGTATTTCTTGCGCTTATCGTCAATGATTACTTGAGCGCCATAACATGGGACAACGGGAATATATTTACCCGCCATTGTTTTTTCTTCAAGAATCACAAGTGATGTGCATTTCATCCATTTGACTGTTTTGTGGAAGCTGTCTCGCTCATCAATCACGGTCAGGCCAGATGCCTCTACACGGGCAAAGAAACTGTCTGAATCGGCAAAGCCTGAAGTCCCATCACTCAGCAAATACAGTTTGGCTCGTTCGCGCTCAATGTGAAAGTACTCGGCAACCCGAATGTCTTCTTTGGTGATCCATGAGGATGTATCGTCACCAGTCGAGCGCTGTTGGAAGTTGGCCCCATCGTCTGCGTCTGGGTAGTATTCCTTAAAGATTTTCTTGTCCATCACCGTGGTGATCAGGCAGCGTTCTGCGTCTGAGCCATCAGGAAGAATGGAGTTAGGGTCAAAATAGACTGTGAACGGGTTGTCAATTGTGTCAATGAAGATTTCCTGATCAAAAGAATCCTCACGCACGTACTTTGTGTTGATGCGCCAATAACCCCATCCCATTCGCACTGCGTAGTCAAAGGCGGTGTCGTAGGCTGTATCTGCGTTTGAATTGACCTCAATGTGACGGGTAATTCCCTCAATCACTTGGGCAATCTTGTAATCAGCCAGGTTATTAACAGGGTGGACTTTGATGCGGGGGCGCTGCATCCGCTGTTGGTTGGTTACTTGGCGAATGTAGGCATCGATCTTGTTGATTGTCAGGCATGGACGGGATTCAAGGTTGCGGGAGTTCTGAATCTCCACGGGCCACTGGTCACCTGCGGCAAATTTAATGTCGTTCAGCGCTTCGGCTCGATTGGTGGAGTCGGCATCGTTGACTAAGCGCCAGAACTTGATCGCCTCGTTGATCTTGTCTTTGTTGCCTGTTTCGTCTTGGTAAGCCATGTTATTTACCCCGTGTCCATGTTTTCCGATTGCGTAAGTTGGCAGATCGGGTTGTTGCTTGCAAATTTTCTATTCTATTGTCGCTTACATCACGATTTATATGGTCAATTTCCTTAGGAATATAGCCATGAAACATCATAAAAATAATTTGATGATTTAGCAATCTCACCCTATTTACGCAAGTTTGGACATAGCCATCTTTGACTTTGCGACCTGCTTGGCATCCTTTTTTTACAGGGCCTTTTGATCTTTTCCACAACAGATGACCGTCTAAATAATCAAATTCAGAGTGCAAAACTTCAGGGGTAATGTCAATTCGTTCCATGTCAGCCCATCCATCCTGTTGCCATTGCAATCTGCGCTGACTTTTTGGGCTTGACGGGTTCTTTGATCATTAACGCAATATATCTGAATGCGTCCGCGCCGTGTGAATAATGATCGTGCAGAGGATTTCGGCTGAATTGCCCTGTGTCTGGGTCTACCTCATACCGATAGTGCCTGAGACAAGCCAAACCATCTGCGGTATGTTCACGGTCAAAGTAACAAGTCGGGAAGATTGTCCTTGCTGCATTTATTGAATCAAGTACTGGCACTCGAGGCATAATTCTGGTCTTGAACCCTGCCGCCCTGACAATATCGTCAATTGTTCGTCCAGCTGCTGCCAAGGTCTTATTCTCCGCATCGTGCGGTAACCAGATGGTGTCGTACACATAACCGTAGGTTTGCAAGGTAGCCAGGTAATAGCTAATCGTTTTTTGGCTGTCCTCAATGTACCGGATAAGCCTTGTCTCCATGCCCACAAACTGCAAGAACCAGATTGCTGTGCTATCTGACCATCCTAAGTCGAAGACTGCGTGTACGGGCTTTGTAGCGTCATAAGGCACACGGCAGATGCGCCCTTCCTTCTCGGCCTGCTGCATCTCTTTGGCAAAGATTGCCCCATCTACCGTCTGTCTGCAAAGACCTTCCCAAACTTGGTTATAGGCTTCCTCATCCCTGACCTTTAACGCATCTTTTTCAAGTTTGAGCGTTTCAGGAAACCAAGGGTTGTCCGACCAGTTCACCTTCATGGTGATGCAGTCAGCGGGGGGAATTGCTACAAACCTCTGATAGGTCTCGTCTGTTTCTAACTCAGGATTAAAGCTGACCCATATTTCAGAACTTTCTTTTCGGATGGTTGGGATTAACACATTCCAACTGAGGCGGCTAACTGTTTGGGCTTCCTCTACCCACGCAATGTCTACGCCTTCAAAGGATTTAATGTTGCTTATGTTGTTTTTCAAACCCGCAAAGGCAAATTCAGTGCCGTTCTTGCCCTTAATGCTGGCCTGAGTGATCTCATAAAAGCCAAACAAGTTAAGTGCCTCAATCTGGTCGCACAACAACTTATGCACCGAATCCCGCATGGAGGTCATAAACTCCCTGGCGCACAGAATACGCATTGGGCTTTTAGCGCCAAGGATTAAAAGCGCCCTGGCTATGCCCCAAGACTTAGCGCCACCCCGACCGCCATAAGCCACTTTGTAGCGGCTTTTCTTGAACAGACCTTCCAGCTTTACAGGGAATTCTGCCTTTGAAATAGCGTCTTGCACTTCACTCATTTGGCTTTACAAAGGTGACTTGAATGCCTTGCAATGGCTCACCGTCAGCGCCTGTAATCTCGGCCTTCACAGTTTCTGACCATTTCATTTGTGTTTTAGTCCACCAGATTAGGCTTGTGGTGTCGCCAGATGTGGCCTTTTGAAACAGCGTCTTGGCAATCTGCCCGTTGGCTTTGGCTTTGCCCATGTCTAACTCATGGCGGTAATACTTGCGGAGGGTCTTGTCATCAATACCCACCAGCACCGCTATTGATTCGTGCGGCAAGCCTAATCCGCTGCTGGATTCAACCAGTCTGCGGGTGTCATTACTTGGCTCGTGAGCCTCTTGTGGAATTACTGGCATCTTTTATATGGGGGAACTCGCTTAAATTTTAAGCAGTTTCCACGGTTTGTGTCAAAAGACCCGCTTTCTTGCCTGTGAAATCTTCCCATCGCTTTACTATCACATCGCAATACTTTGGGTCCAACTCCATCAGTCTAGCTTTTCTATTGTGCTTTTCACACGCAATCATTGTTGTCCCTGTTCCACCAAAACAATCAGCAACTATTGATTTTGTTTGCGTAAAGTTAGTAATTGCCCACTCAGGGAAATCAATCGGGAATGTAGCAGCATGAACCTTTGAAAATTCATTATTTCGGTTTGGCTTACCTTCATAGACATTCTTTACCGTTCCTCTAAAATCTGAAACAGGAATAGCTCTACTTGGGTTTTCTGTTTGTGCCAAAAAAATAATGTATTCAAAACAAGAGTTCATCACATTTGCCGCCATAGCTGGCGCACCATGTCCTTTGTTCCATATTGCCATATCTATAAAATGGTCTTTATATTTATGCAGATATTCAAGAAAAGCCACTTTATTTCCAGCCAATTGCTGAATATTTATAGCCATACATTTTGTGCTCCACATCCAAGCATTAGTGAATCCACAAAGAAAATCTAGATAATCACCTTGTGTTTTGTCATCTCTATATGTTGCATATTTGTTGTCTGTCGTGTGTGTATTACCCGACAAAGATTCAGATTTTCCCGCATTGTAAGGTGGAGAAGTAAACATAAAGTCAGCTTCTTCGCCATCTAAAAGCAATTCCACAGCGTCAATGCTTGTACTATCCCCACACATCAGCCGATGGTTGCCCAATTGATAAATGTCGCCCAGCTTGGTAATTGGCTCATCAGGCACGTCAGGAACAGCATCCTCATCCGTTAGCCCTTCCACCACTTCAGGCTCCAACAACGCATTCAACTCTTGAGGGTCAAAGCCCAACATCTCCAAGGCAAACCCGTCTGCTAGCAAGTCGTTCAACTCAATGGTCAGCATTTCATTGTCCCAACCTGCGTTCAGTGCTAGGCGGTTGTCGGCAATGATGTAAGCCTTCTTTTGGGTTTCTGTCAGTTCCGACAGTTCTATTGTGGGAACATCGGTGTAGTTCAGCTTACGGGCGGCTAATAGCCTGCCATGCCCTGCAATGATGCCGTTTTCCCCATCAACCAATATCGGGTTAGTCCAGCCAAATTCTTTAATGCTTGC